TTTTATTTTCATCTGGAATACGAAGTGTTTCCGCAACTTTCGTCATTTCATCAACCCGCACCCCCCTAAAACATTAGATTTAGAAATCCACAAAACTATAAGATTTTATTCAATTTATCTTATTTGTTTTTACGCAAAATTGAAAAACTCGACCTTTGACTACAATTCAAAATCCTTAATGGCTTATGAAACTACTAACGACTTACCGCCGATTTCCGGTCGATTTATCGACTGAGTCCCTATGGAAAACAATTAGCGCTTATGATCTAACCAATCTTTGCCCTAATAATTCCTTGGAATTTACAACCATGTCCAGCTTTAGAGAAAACTTCAACACAACCCGCAAGGGTGGAGATTCCAACCCCAAGAATACTTGGGTTGTCGCGCGCTACGCGCCGACCAAGTTCAACCCGAATAATTTTTCTGCCGATAAGGTCAAGACGCAACAACGTCAGACCAAGCAGGAAGATATTTCCGCCGAAAAAGACACCTTTCGTACGGACGTGAAAGTGCAAGCTCTCGCTAGAGACCAGCTTTACGCTGAAGATCGAAGACTCAAGCATTTAAACGCAGAGTATCGTAAACAGCAAGCTGCCTACGCCCGAGATTCGTTTGTGGCACGCCAAGCAAAACGCTTGGAAAAGACCAAACTTACCAGCAAGACCCTAAAGATTAACTTGAACCAACGAGTTAACTCTTACGCCAAATACCATAAGTGCATTCATGGTTACGCTCACAATCGCGTAGCCCAAAAAGCAGGAGACTTTGAATTCTTTTGCGATTGCAATGACTGTGCTATCACCACTGGCGCACCAACGAAGTGCACATCGTGTGGTTCCCAAATGACTTCTGTTTACACCAACAGGCTTTGTCTTTGTACCCATTACAAATGTTCGCGTTGTTTCCGATCCAACTATCACTACGTCTACCAAGACAAAGAGATGAGTTTGTTTTACGACAAGCATAATCTCGAAAAGTCTGAAATTTTTGTTACGTTGGATGGTGAGACTACCGTTACTCCTTGTTTTGACTTCCTTGTTACAGTTCCCACCCCCGCAGCGAAAGCTTCTAGAAAGTCATTTTTAGAAGAAATTCGTAAGGCGGAATATGTAGCAAACGTCCCTATGTCGTACGCCGCCACCTTGTCCGTAGAGAAGACCTACGTTTTGCCTCTGTTAGATGCCATTAATGGCACTTCTCGACCCCCTTTGAGAAGACGAAGACCTGCTAAGAAAAGCATCTTGTTCCATACTGTTCGAGAAGAGAATCCCCAACTTGTTGAATTAAAAGATCTGTTACATCCCCCCCTAGTCGCTACCCTCCCAGAAGGTGGAGCACTCTCTAGTGCTATAAGTCCCATCGTTGCTGCTGGAAAATCTATTAAGAATAAATTCTCCGAGTTTCGTGCCGTGGCCCTACAACGCCTCACAGAACTCCGCAACAAAATAATGACCAATGTCATTGCAGAGAATCTCAGAAAGATCTTAGGACAGATTTTTGACGCCCTTACATACTTTGTAAAGGTATGTTATGACTACCTCGTCGTCTTGAATCCAGCTTTGATTTACAGACTGTGGGACTCCCGTTCCAGTCCAGCCAAGTTTGCTCTATACGCTGCTGAAGCGTTTTACAATCTTGTAGAGTACGAATCCAATTCCCGTACTAAAATGTATCTGGCCCTTGAAATGTTTGGCCCCAAGAAGTTTATGCTCACGTACAGTGATCATGACTTTGGAGTCCTAACTTCTGCTATGAGTCACCACATGTCAAAGAAGAAGTATTCCAAACTTTCTCCTCCCCAACTGCACGATCTGATAGTTAAGACTGTCCAGAAATTAGGAGTGTCCGGAATAGCCGAACACGTCCAAGAAGGTCTTAAAAACTTTGCTCCCAAGCCAAAGGCTTCTAAAACCTTTTCTAAGGTTAACACAAATCCTTTTGAGGATGATGCGAAGTGTTCAGTTGACCCTGATACTGAAGAAGAAGAACCCAAAGAGATTACACCTCGTAAGAAGAATCGACTCGGTGCAGCCATAAAACGCTTGTTTACCACAGAAGAATCTTCTGACGACTCAGTGTTGGCTTCCGTTTTGTCCCTTCTGTCGACATTTCCCCGTTCCTTCGGAAAAGGATTGGTTTTTCTTAATGAGATATTTAAGAAGAATATGCCTTTGTTGATGGGAATTAGAGTTTTAGGAGATCTTCAAAAGCTCGGCTCCCGCATAGTCGATAGCATCATGACTACCCTCTTTGGAGAGTGTGCCAGTACGAAGGAATGGATTGAGTTGCAGATAGCCACCGAAGGCAATCCCATTCATCAGCTCATGTCTACATACATGGTATACTTGAACACCGTGTCTACCGGTAAAGAACATCAAAACGAATGTTCGTTGTCAGACATGCGAGGAAGATTTTATTCTGAACTCGCAGCCGCCGATACGCATGTCCATTCTCACAAAAGAATGGGAGTTCAATGGATTTCTTTTAAGAAAGCTTTGACTTCCACTTTTGACATTCCCCCGAACCCTACTGACAGAAAGTTTGAGCCCGTTTGTCTCGCCTTGTCCGGAGCTTCCGCCGTTGGCAAGTCGACCATTTGGCCAGTTCTTTTGTCTCGTGATTTCCTCTCACCGGACGAAAAAGAACCATTGAAAGCTATACAAAAGCTTACTCATACGTGGAATCCCGCCACCGAATATCAGCCGGGAATGTCGTCGAGGAAAATCATCCACTTCGACGATTTCATGCAAAACATAGATGAGGTTAATGAAGCATTGAATTTAATTTCTTTGTGTACTAACGCTCCATATCCTATTAATTCCGCCAATATAACTGGTCCGGAAATAAAAGGAATGTTTGCAGAACCCGACGCTGTGGTGGTTTGTACCAACACCACCGCTGTGAGGGCTGCTGCCCATCTTGCTGATCCACAAGCTTTGGCTCGGCGCTATGACATAGAATTTAGAGTAGAGAAGAGATTCGATCCGAAAAATCCAGAAGATCACATAATGACCGTCGTTTCGTGTCCAATGTACAGCTCTCTGGTTAACAAGACAGTTTCTTTGGAAACTGCTCGTATCGTTTTCTCTACAGTATATCGCGCCAAGCGCAGCCGTTTCACCGCTGCCCGGACTATGGTTTCCGATTTGATGAACCACCACATTGACTTTACCATGGACTTTGGTGAAAAACAATTCACCAGTGTTAGAGAAGCGTGGAAAGAAGACGGCGACTTTCTTGCCGACATGAACGCTTTTGTCGCTGCTCCTGCCCAGGAGACTCCTACTCTAGTTACTGCGCCCCAAGGTTCGATGGTACCTTTTGAGATTTCCGCCTGTATGATGTCCACTCTTCTTACAGGCGCAAGTGTTGGAGTTACGGTCGCTTCGGCTTACGCTTTTTCTGCTTTTATGATAAATTTGGGCAGAGCGTGGCATGGAACTTTCATGACTCCGGCTGGTCCCGGATCAATTCTCGCGTACTTGAAAGGAATTTTCAAGAACTTCGTATCATGCGCCATTACATCGGTAGCAGCGGGCTTGTCTATGTTCGCCATATACAAGTACGTCACATACGGATCTGAGTCCGGAACTTCCCGCACAGCCAAACCGTCAGCCCAGCGAGTATCAACTTTTGAACAAGCTGGAATTCCCGATGGACTTCAAACTGTTTTCGACCAGGCAACTGGTTCAGTGAGAATTCGTTCATCAGGTAAGCTTACAAATTGTATATTCGTTGGAGGTCACTATGTCCTCATCCCTTATCATTTGTTCACTGATTATCGTGGACTTTTGATTTCTGATGGTGAGATTGTTGAATTGAAGAAAGTAACTTGGCTAGACAACGTAAAGCCTTTTTCTTTTTCAAAGAAAAATCTCATAATGCTCAAGGGAAATGTTGATGCTGTTTTGGCGTCCGGAAACAGTTCTGTTACACCCACAGTTCGTGAAGACGTTTGCCTTTACCAACTCCCCGCTTCAACCTTCTCAGCTGAGAAGAACATCATGAAACACTTCTGGGACGGAACTTATACCGTTACCAATATGCCAGTCCGCAAGATTGATTATCTTCCTTACGATTCGGAAGGTGAACACAAAGGCCAACTCGTGTATAGTGATGGAAAAGTCACTAGAGATTGTATACAGACTCTCCGCTATGAAGGACATGACCAAAAAATCCATATTCTAGCAGAGGCTGATTACGCTAGTCGTGATTCGTCATGTGGTAGTATGGTCATCCGTACTACTGTTCAAGAGCGTCCAATCCTTGGCATTCACACCGCCACTCGTAATGGGAAAAGTTATTTTCACTTTGTGACCCGTTCCTCCCTGGAACAGGCTACTAGTGAAAAGATTGTCCTTGACGTTGAGACCTCATACACTCCCTCGCAGCCAGAAGCTGCAATCCTTGCTATCCTTCCCTCCTGCAGTGTTGTCACACCTGTAGGGTATATTGATAAACCCCTGTTCCAGCCGTCCAAAACTGACTTGCAGCCTTCGTTGCTTTACGGTTTGATGGGCGATGCTACTACAGCCCCGGCTCCTTTGACCCATCGAGACCCCCGAATAGGAGAACAGTTTAGAACTCACTCCTCTTTTTGGAGACAGATGTTTCAAGGTTATAGTCGAGACGCAGAACCTACATTTTCTGCTGAAGAACTCGATTATTCGAGCAAGTCTCTCATTGAAGACTTTAGGTTTATAAAGTCCAAGAGCGTCGTTCCTACCAAGCTGTTGAGTCTCCATGAAAGTATAAATGGATTGATTCACGTTCCCGACAATACCCGCATGCCCATGAACACCTCATGTGGTTTTCCCTACGTTCAAGAAGGTCTTAAGAAGACCGATCTTTTTGAAGAGGTTGATGGTGTATTGATTCCAGGAGCTCGTATCGTTAAAGATTACGATCACGCCGTTGCGTGCTTGCAGAATGGGACAGTTCCTTTTCTTCCCTATGCCCTATCTCTTAAAGATGAGAGGCTTAAGCACGCGAAGATCGTTCAACCCCGCACGCGAATTTTTACGTGCGGAAGTGCTGTTGGTTATCTTGTTTGTCGTCGTTATTTTTATTCCGCTCTCATGCAATATTACCATGCAGATATTCATGATTCCTTTTGTGTCCCGTCCTTAGATAGAACCTCCTTCGATTGGCATTTTCTTTCTAAGAAGATGACAGAAGTTGGAGATCGAGGTTTCGATTTTGATTTTTCCCATTATGATCGTTCCCTGACCCACCAGATTCTTTACTATAGTGTAAAGGTACTCCTAACCGGCCTTAATCTTCCATTAAAGGAAGAGGCTGCGGTCCTGGAGATGATTTGTTCTCCCGTTCTCATATGGGGTCAAACTGTTATGCTCGGAAGTTTTTTGACTTCCGGCGTTCTCATAACATTCTTGGCTAACTGTATGGCTAATGAACTGATGCACAGAGCTGCATGGACTGGAATTCTCCGGTCTACCCAGCCGATCCTGAGTGAAATACGTTTTTACAAAGCGTATACCAGAGCCTGTCGTGGAGGTGACGACACCATGAGTACCGTAGATAGTCGAGTCATCGACTTGTACAACGGTCGAACCGTTGGAGAATTTCTCCGTTCGCGTGGTATGAAAGTTACCTCAGCTACCAAGTCTCAAGATATTCCTGAGTCGTCGCATTATTGTGATCTCAGTTTCTTGAAGAACACTACCCGTTATGAACGAGGAGTTTTTCTTCCCGTCTCGGAAGCATCGTCCCTTTACGAATCCACCTATTGGGTGCGTTTATCGTCGCAAAACAACGATATACTCAAAGCCACGCAAGATAACGCGATTTGTGCCATGAGACCTCTTTTCTTCCACGGAGAAGAAGTCTTTAATGACTTTCGCGATAGAGCTTTGAGCAAGGTCCCCCAGCTTGCCCTCCCCACTTACAAAGATTTGTCCGTTATCTGGAATACGTACCATTGTTTTCCAGGCTCGCACTCTGATTTCGCTTCGCGCGAAATTCAAGAAGATCCTTTTACCCACGCTAGCAAAGCAGAAAAGCTAAATGCAGCAGATGGAGGATCACAAAAAGACATGTCAATTGAAATCATTGAAACAACTCCCCAATCAGGCCTGAGTATCAAAGCTCTAGATAAAGAACAGCTCGGTTCTGCCAAAATTGAGCGCGCTCCGGTGGTCGAGACCATTTCGACCATTTCAGATGAAGTCATCGACAACCAAGATGCAGGAACTACTTCCAAGACCACAGTAGAAACTGTGGGTACGTCAATCCAAGACGCTCCTGGAACTAAAGCGAAGCCGGTCAAGACCGGAGATTTGCTAATCCAATCTAAGAACCAGAGAGCAGAAGTCTATATGAATGATGTTAACTGGGACTTAGAACGACTCGTGCAGAAGTTTACTTTTGTCGACTCAGTTCCGTGGTCCACTGCCGATGTTGAAGGTGCTCTTTTGATGCAACTCAACACCCCGATAGACTTTCTGAAGACTCCCGCTCAGAAACAGCC